CTCTCGCCGTTCCTGACGTGGGGCGATCTCGCCGCCATTTTCCTCACGAAGAAAGATCAGCCCGGCGGCATGGAGGATTTTTGGAACAACTACCTTGCGCGACCTTACAGCCACAATATCGCCAGCGTGAAGGAAAGCAACCTGCTCGCGTTGCGCGGCGCCTACATGCTCGGCACCTGTCCTGCTGCGCCCGCGCTCGTCACACTCTGCGCGGACGTGGGCGACAAGCAGACGCATTGGTCGGTCGAGGCGCGGCTCGCCGACGGCACCGCATGGCTGCTCGATTACGGCACCACGCTGGCGGTGGAGGACTTGCTCGGCGTTGTCACGCGCACCTACCCAATCACCGGCACCGATCAACGCGCGCACATTCACACCGGCCTTGTGGATTCTGGATGGGCGACGGATCGCGTGTATCGGCTTTGCGCGCGGAGCGGCGGGCGGCTGCTCCCGGCGAAGGGCAGTCAGGCGCAAATCGGCACGTGGTCGGTGTTCACGCCGACGGATTATCCGGAGTTGACCGGCTACACCTTCGTTGACTTCACGGCCAAGTGTTCGCTCTACATCGAGGCGATTGCGAAGCGCTCCGCCCCGTTGCTCACTTGGCCGGCCAACGTCGGGCAGGACTTCGTTGCCGGGCATAGCGGACAGGAGATGCGCGAGAAGGCGGGCGAACGCGGGCGGGTCAAGTACTGGCGCAACGTGGCCAACGATCACTTTGGCGACTGCTCGAAACTGCACCGAGTCTGCTGGTGGATACTCGGCGGCGGCGAGCGTGAGGGCGCGTTTGACAAGGCGGCGTGAGGCATGGGCGACGCATCCAAACTCGCGGGACTCCGCAAATACATCCGGCGCAACAATACGCTCTCGCAACTCGCCACGCTCGCGACGGCGCTTTACTCCGTGGACACCGCCACGCTGGAAACCGCGTTGACATCGGCGGGATTCGAGGGCGGCAGCGCCAGCGGACAGTTGCGCGGCATTGACCGCTTCGACCTGCTCAACATCGTGGAGGACTTGCACGCCGAGATGACCAATGCCGGTGTGACATCGTGGACGGCGGCACAGAGCGCGGCGGATTTCCGCAACCTCACGACGATTGCGGATCGAGGCGCAACGACGATCCGGCTTTGATTTGACTTTGGCGCGTAGGACGTGGCCAAACAATCAAACGGAAAATCAGACGTGAAATCAAACCGCGGCGGCTTCCGTCCCGGCGCGGGGCGGAAACGGAAAGTGCAGGAATCCGACCCGCAAAACCGCGCATTCGAGGCGGCGGAGAAATACGGAACTGCCCGGCATTACATCTACACGCCGACACTCGACCCGCGCAACGAGTTCACCGAGGACGACCGCCTCGAACTGGCGCGCAAAGCGTGGTGGCTTTACAACAACCACGCCATGTGCCGCCGCGCCGTGGATTCGCTGGCAACGCTCGTGTGCGGTTCTGGCCTTGTGCCAAAGCCGAGCACGGCGGATGGCGACTGGAACGCGCAGGTCGCCGAGCATTTCAGCAGCACGGTCAATTCTACACCGTTCGCATTCGATGTCGGCGCGCAGGTGGATTTACTCAGCGCGCAGCACTTCATCATCCGGCACGTCGCGCTGTCCGGTGATTTGTTCTATCAGCTTGTGCGGGCCGAATCCGGCAGCGGCATGGTGCGCTTCGTGCCCGGCGAATTTATCGGCAACTCCACAGACGGCACCGTGAAGCAAGACCGCTGGCGCGATGGTGTCATGGCCGATCCTGTCACGTTGCGCCCTACGAAATATCGCGTCCTCGCAGGCCCACGCGCAAAGGAGTTCACCGATGTCAGTGCCGACGACATCAAGATCATTCGCGCCCCACATCGTCTCGGTTATCTCCGCAGCCCGTCGTGGCTCACCCCGGCGATTGATACGATGCAGGACATCGCCGAGACGAACAGCTTCACCAAGCAGGCGCAGAAGCTCGCCGCGCAGCTCGGCATCGTCATCGAATCGCCGGAAGCTGGACGCATCGCGCTCGGAAGCGGACTCACCGACCGCAACGCCACGGGCAACACCAACACGAATTTGGGCACCGGCATGACGCTGGATAAGATGTTTCCCGGCGTCGGCACCACGCAGTTGAAGCCCGGCGAGAAAGTGCAATTCCTGAAAAACGAACATCCATCCGAGTTGTTCGTGCCGTTCATCAAATTCCAGCGCGACGAAGTTGCCTATGCCTTCGGCCTCCCGCCTGAAATGCTGTTCGCGGACACCGGCCTCACCGGCCCGGCGTGGCGCAAGATCCTCGTGGAGTCACAAGCCGCGCTCGAACGCCTGCGCGCATGGCTCAAGTCCGCTTTCCTCACCGACTTTTACCGCTTTCGCTTGTGGCATGAAATCGAGGCTGGCCGCGTCCCGTATCGCGCCGACTGGTCGCGCGTGGAGTGGATGGAGCCGGCGGATCAGACGATTGATTTCGGGCGCGACATGCGCGCCATCCTCGACATGCAGCGCAGCGGCAGCATCAGCCCGGAGCGCGCGGCGGAGCTTGGTGGCTACGACGCTGCGAATGAGGAGGACAGGATCATTGCCGCCGCCATCCGCCGCCGGCAGAAGATCGCCAAGAGCGCAGACGCGCAGGCGCTCGCGCTCACCTACGCCGATATTTTCGGCACCGAGCAACAGCAAATCGCCGCCGCGCCGGGAGCCGGTTTGACAGCAGCGGAATAGGCGATGGCTGAAATTCTGATTTACGATGAGATTGGTGGAATGGGGATGCGCGCCGCGGATTTCATCGCGGCGATTCGCGCAGTGCCCGCGGGCGAAGAAATCACCGTCCGCATCAATTCACCGGGCGGCAGCGTCGTGGACGGCATCGCAATTCACAACGAACTTCGCCGCCGACCCGGCTCCATTGCTTGCGTGGATGGCCTCTGCGCGTCCATTGCCACCGTGATCGCGCTCGGCGCAAGTCGCGTGAAGATGGCCGACGGCGCGCTTTGGATGATCCATAATGCAAGCTGGCTGGCGGAAGGGGACGCGCAGGATTTGCGCGACGCAGCGGACACCCTGGAGAAGTTTCAGGAAGCGGCGATTTCCGCCTACACCCGCAAGACCGGCCTGAGCCGCACAAAGATCGTAGCGATGATGGACAAGGAGACCTGGCTTTCCGCCCGCGAAGCCTTGGCGCTCGGATTCGTGGACGAGATCACCGAGGCGTTGACGGCGGAAAATCGCACCCGGGCCGTGATGCTCGCCAAGCGTCATCATTTGACACCCGCACTTTCGGCAATGAGCACCGAAGCCGATCCAATCGAACCCGCGCCCGTGGAACCGCCCGCGCCGGTTGAACCCGTCACCGATCCGACCACCGAGCCAGCGCCGGAGCCGGTGCCAGCAGAGCCGCCAGCGGAACCCGCAGCGGTCATCGCCGAGACGGATGCGCTTGTCGCCCGCTTCCGCGACCAAGCAGCGGAACTCATCGCCGTCACGCAACGCGCCGCGACGCTCGAAGCCGAAACCATCACACTCCGCGCGAAGATCACGCAGCTCGAAGCCGTCGCCGAAAACTTCGCGCGCCTCAAAGCAAGCGTGGGCCTTGCACCAGCGCAGGTCATCCCGGTCATCACCCCGGATGCAGTTGACCCGGCGCTCGCGGAGGAAAAGGATTTGATCGCAAAGTGGAAAGACTCCACGGGCGCGCAGCGATCGCAACTCTGGCGGGACAACGAGGCGCTGTGCAGGCGGCTCGCCGGGCAAAAACTCATCTCGTTTTGACATCCACAATCAACAAGTAACCACCACATCACCATCACACCATGAGCACAATCAACTTCAACGATGCAGCATACGCGCAACGGGGCTTAAAGGCCTTTAGCGCGATGATGACAAAGCTCGGCGTTTTTTCGACCGACTTCTCCGACGCTGCCGCCCAAAAAGGCAACGCCGTTTATGTTCCGCGCTACGACGCGCTGAGCGCCACAACGTTCGCCTACGCCAACAACTCAAACTTCGCTTACGAGGGGAGCGGCGGCACGATCAACGTCATCACCGTCAACCTGAACAATCATCACATTGTTCCGCTCGACATCACTGATATTCAGGCGGTCAATTCGTCCGCCGCGGTTGGTGATCGCTTCGCGGATTTGCAGGGTCGCGAGCTGGGCAAGCGCGCACTGCAAACCATCTGGAGCCAGGTTACAACCGGCACCTACGGAGCGGCCATCGTCACCGCGGCGGTTTCAAGTTGGGGCCGCACGGCCATCCGCGCGATGCGTCTGCAACTGGCCAAGAACAACGCGAACATGACCAAGGCGTCCCTCGTGGCGAACGAGGACATTTACGACGCGATTCTCGGCGACACTGGCATCCAGCAGGCTTACGCCTACGGTGGCAGCGAAGCCATCCGCAAAGGCGAAGTGCCCGAAGTGCTCGGTGTCCAGATGCAACACTCGAATCTCTTGCCATACAACGGCATCAGCCTCGGTGCATTCATCTGTGTTCCTGACGCGCTCGCCGTGGCCAGCCGCTATCTCGCACCTCAAGACCCCGGATCATACGACGCCGCGTTTGCAGTCACCGACCCGGAAAGCGGCTTGACCATCGGTTACCGCCGCCACTTCTCACCGGGCCGCGGCACGCTCTACATCAACATGGAATGCCTCTTCGGCTACTCGGTCGGCATCTCCACGGGTCTGCTCATCGCCACCATCCCGTAAGAAAACATCAACCGCGCCCGCCGGTGCCGTGCAGCCCGGCGGGCTTTTTCTTGGGTCAATAAAATGATCCGGGGAATCCTCGCCGGTCTGCACGCTGGCGGGGATTTTCCGTTTTTACGCATGGCAACACTTCTAAACCTCGGCATCATTTGTGGCAACATCGAGCCGCACCTGTTCACCCGATTCCTCGACAACTTCACCCCGCTGGCGGATCGCATCGCCGTCGTGTTCGCGCCGGGCAATGCGGCGGTGGACGCCCGGCTTGTCGCCATCGCCCGCGAGCGCGGCGTCGTGACGGGTTGTTACACGAACCGCCCCGGCAACGACTGGTCGCACGTTGACGACTTCGCCGCCGCGCGAAACGCAGCCTTCGACCTTTCTGCGAGCCTCGACGATCCAGCGTGGATCATGTGGGCGGACACCGACGACACGATTGAGCCGGAGGCGTGCGAAACCATCCGCGCCGCGCTGGCCAAGGTTCCGCCGACATGCACAATGATGCAGCTTCCCTACCGAATCCCATACCAGTCCGTAACGCTCTGGCGCGAGCGCATCATCCGGCCCGGCGGCGGCGTGTGGAAATCGCCAGTGCATGAATTTCTCGCACCGACAGACCCGAATCCGTCCGGCGTCGTGCGGCTCGGCGAGGGCGTTATCACGCACGCACCGGAGGACGCCACCGACCGGGACGACGGGCGGAACCTCCGCATCCTGCTCGCCATCCCGCCGGCGGAACTGACGACATCGCACCGATACCACTTGTGCCAGGAACATCTTGCCGAGAAGCGCACGGACGAGGCGATTGAATACGGGATGCAGTTCATCGGCGCGAAAGATGCGCCCGCGCCGGAGGTTTATGACATTGCCCTGACGCTCTCCCAGGTCACATCAGCGGAACAGGCCGCGGTGTTTCGGTCATTGGCACTCATCAAATGTCCGGAGCGGCGCGAAGCATATTACGAATTTGCCCATACGTGCCTTGCGAACGGCGAAGGCGCGAAAGCTCTGGCGTGGTGCCGCGCGGCGGAAGGCCAGCCAGTTCCGGCACCGGAAAACGCGCCGTGGAATCATCGGCACAAAATGTACGGCTGGGCGGGCGTGCATCTCCGGGCCTCCGCCGAGCGCGCATCGGGCAACAGCGCGCACGGCGACGCCATCGAATACAACTTCCTCCGCAAGCACGGCCCGCGCATCTCGCTCATTCACGCCACGCGCGGCAGACCGCAACAAGCGACGCAAGCACGCGGCATGTGGCTGGAACGCGCCAAGCACCCGGAGGCAATCGAGCATATTTTCGTCGTGGACGATGATGATGATGCAAGCATTCCGCTAAACCAATTCCGTTGTTTCACTGTCCAGCCAGCCGGGCCGGTCAACGCTTGGAACGTCGGCGCGAAGGCGAGTTGCGGCGATGTCATTATCCAGATGTCGGATGATTGGGAGCCTCCGCAGGATTGGGATTCGCTGATTCTGTCCCGACTCGACACGACCAAGCCGCAAGTGCTCCGCATCAGCGACGGTTCACGCGGCGACGGGCTGATTTGCATGGCGATTCTGACGCGGGAATACTTCCGCACAATCGGCAAGCAGCTTTTCCATCCGGCATTCCATTCGATGTTTTCCGACAACTGGTTCACCGAGCAAGCCGAGCGCGCAAGAGTGATCGTGGACGCTCAGGACATCATCATCCGCCACCTTCACCCGATGCTTGGGCACGGCGAAATGGATGAGACTTACGCGCGGAGCAACGCGCTGATTCACTACGCGGTCGGGTTTCAACTTCTCCGGCTGCTCAAAGCCGGGAAACAAGCGCGGACGTGGCGCGAAGTGGACGGCTGGGGAGAGTTCGGCGACGTTACGGCGGATGCCTTCCATCACATCCCGCCTGGTGGAACCTACGTCGAGGTAGGCGTCGCGTTCGGGCGTAATCTGGCAGCAGCAGCCGCGTGCGCCGATTTCCTCAACGTCAAGTCGCCAGCCTTCCAAGCCTCACCTATCCGCGTCATCGGCGTGGACACGTTCGCGCCCGGCGCTGATTGCGCGGAGATTCCATGCGCTGACGTGGAAGCGCAATGCAGGGCAAATCTCGATGCGCTCGGCCTCGCTCATGCGGTGGAGTTGCGCCGTCAACCGTCCATCGAAGCTGCGGGGACACTTTCTCCGCAAAAAGTGTCCGTCCTCTGCCTCGATGCCGCCCATGATTACGCCTCCGTTGCGGCAGACCTCGCCGCGTGGCATCCGGCGGTTGCGCCCGGCGGGATCATGTTCGGGCACGACATTGACGCGCCGGAAGTTGCCCGCGCAGTCCACGAATTTGCCGCGGCCCGCTCGCTCGATGTCCTCGTGCGTGGAGAGTGCTGGTGGATACAACTGCCATGACTCCACCACTCCTTTCCATCCTCATCCCATCCGTTCCTTCACGGCTCGCAAACCAAGCCGCAGCCTTGTTTTCCAAGCTGACCGCGCAGGCGGAAGGCTTGCCGGTGGAAGTGCTTTTGCTCGCCGACAACAAACGCCGCCGTGTCGGGCTGAAACGGCAAGCCCTGCTCGAGGCCGCTCGTGGTGAATATGTCGCTTTCTGTGATGATGATGACGACGTTTCCGACGATTACATTTCTGCACTGATTCAGGGCTGCGATCGCGGAATGGATGTCGTGACGTTCCGTCAGCTTGCCGTGATCGAGGGCGTCGAGGGCACGATTCACTTCTCCGCGACGCACAAAACAGATGAGCCGTGGCGGGCCGGGCAAACCGCGAAGCGCAGGCCGTGGCACGTCTGCGCGTGGCGCCGCGGGCTGGCCTTGTGCGGCATTTTCACCGATAAGAATTTCGGCGAAGACCTCGACTGGCTCAATCAAGTTGCGCCGCTCGTGAAATGCGAGACGCACATTGCCCGAGTGCTCCACACTTACCGCCATTCGACCGGCACCACGGAAGCGCCGCCGCCCGTTTGACTTTCCGCACTGAATTGTGACCGGCACCGCCTTTTCCAGCTTCGTTACCGCAGCGCAAACCGCGCTGGCATCGCTTTTTCCCTGCACGCTCGTTGTCGGCGGAGTCACCGTGACGGATGCTTCGCGTTCGACGTGGCGCAAGGGCGCGCAGCTCGCGGAATTTGGCGGCGGCGCGCTGCCATACGAGGTGTGCAGCGTCCGCGTGCTCCGTTCCGCCGTTACCGCCGCGACGATCAAAGCCAACGCCACCACCGCCACCGTTGACGGCGTGAGCGTGAAGATTCTCACCGTGCGCGACCTGAAAAACGATCCGGCGTGGCATCTGGAATGCGCCGCAACCGACCCGTAAAATAGCATTTCCGATCAAACAGAAAATTGAAGCCGTCATTAACGGATGGATCGCAAAAGGCGGATCCGGCGACCTCACCGGCTATTCGTATTACAAGGGGCAGGCGCAGGATCGGATCAATGTCCCGGCCATCATCGCCAGCGTGGATTCATTCGACGCAGCTTTCCCGGACGGCGAGCCGGTCATGGCGCAAGCCACCGTGACGGTCATCACCAAAACGGATTTCACGTCGGCAAACACCGCAGCAACGGCGGAAGCCGCCCACTACGCCGCCGCCGCCGCCGTGGCAGCGCGGATGGTGACTGCCGGGCTGGCGGACTATGCCAACGCCGACAACGTGACTGATCGCCCCGTCTCGGACTTCTACCTCTACGACGTTCAGCCGCCGCGCGCATCATTCCTATTCGACGATGAAAAGTGCGCGTTCGTGACGCAACTCGGCTTTGCCGTTTCCGCGATGAACACGAACGGGACATGATTTGACACCGCGCAAAAGGCATGGCCACCAACTTCGCTACCGCTTACATGTGGGGATCGTCCGCTATCGCGGGTTCACTCATTACTTCCGCCAAAATCCAGAATGTCCGCCGCCGTCGAAACCCGATCATTGACGAGCGAGTGATTGACGAGGACGGCCTGCCGGTGCATCGCCGCACCGACGGCGTCCACACCGCTCTCTCCGCCACCCTCCGGGTCACTTCGGCCTACACCCGCATCACGCCGGGTCTTTCCGTTGCCGTCACAGGCGACTTCGCCGGAACATACATCGTCACAAGCGATGAGGATGCCGGGAGCGCCGGGCAGTTCCGGGATTTCAACGTCGAGCTGGACACCGATTCTTCGCTGACCCCGTAACCAATCCGCCGCGTGAGCAGTGCAGAGCCGCGCTTTTACGACAGCTTCACCGCCGAGGCGCACGCCGCTCCCGGCGGTTTTGTCGTCTATGGCATCCGCCTCGCACCGTTCAACCTCAGGCACGCGCTGATTCTCGAACAGTTGGAAAACCCTGGCTGGATCGGCGGCACGATCACGCCGGAGCTTTTGATTGCCGCCGCTGCCGTGTGCGCCTTTGCGGACGCCAGCGGCGAGTTGCCAGCCGCCGATCTCACCGCCGAGATGATCGCCGCGCACGATTTCAACGCGGAAATCAACGCATGGGAAAACTACCTCGCCCAATGCAATTCAAGCCCGCGCACAAAGAGATTCGAGGGTAGCGGCAAATCCCTGCACGCGCCGGTTGAGATGATCGTGGCGGTGTACCTCATGCGGCAGCTCGGCATGACCGAGGAGCGCGCGTGGACGATGCCGCGCGGGCTGGCCAACTGGTATTTTGAAGCGGCGCGCGAACAGGAAACCGGCGAAAGCGGCATCATCGAGGAGGCGGAGTGGCAGGAGATGGAAGCGGCGCTCGGCGCGGAACAAATGGCGGCGGACGCGGCCCGATGCAAACGCATGGAAAAGCTCATGCGCCGGAAGGCGGAAAGGCTGGCGCGATGCAAGACGCCAAAGGCCGCGCGCAAGGTGGAAAAATGGTTTATCGAGCAGCTTCGCACGTTTGACTTGGAACCAAAGGCATGACCCCGGTGTTACACGTTGAAACGGAAAGATTCGAGCGATCCATGAATGAGCTTGCCGCAGTGTCGCGTAAAACTGTCGGGCGAATCATCCTTACGCGCGCGGGCGCGATGGCGCGTTACCTCGCGGAATCCACAATGCCGGCCGGGCAGATCGTAAACAGCGAACTTGAGGACGGCACGATTGTGGAAACAGCCGTCGCGCTGAACCGCAACTCGGAAGGCCGCATTTCCGGCACCGGACAGGCCGTCCGGGCGCTTGGCCGAAACGCACTGCTCGGCGATTTGAATCGCGTCTATGTCGGCGCATCCGCCGTGTTTGTGGATATTCTGCGTGCCGGTTCCGTCGGCGCCGATTCGATCGCCAAGGCCGGCTATGCCGCCATCAAACAACAGCGATGGGATGAGTTCCGCGTGCGCGCAAAGGGCGCGCTTGGCAGCGCGCAAAGCCTGGAGGCCATCGCATGGGATGGAGGCGAACGACACCGGGCAAAGCGAAACAAACAAGGCCGCGTGCCGAAGGGCGTGCAGCCCGTGGTTGTGTCGGACACCAAGGCACTCGGCGCGTACAATAAAAAGCTCGCAGGCGGGCCAACCAGCGGCGGGCGCGTCGGACTGGCCAAGTCCGCATTTGTGCAGGCGTCGTTCAGGTTGACCGGCAAATGGCCGCGCGGCGTTCCGGCGTGGATGAAGCAGCGCGCGCCGGCGAGCGCGGTTGACAACACCGGCAACCCGACCGCGCCGAGCGTCACCTTTACGAGCGGGTTGCGCTACGCATCCGAGGCATTGACCGGCAAGCAATATCAGCGCGCACTGCAACGACTCGATGCGTCATTGAAAAAAGACGTGGAGATTCAGCTTCAAAAGATCGCCGAGCGCGACGCGAGGAGGGGGCGATGAGCCAGGTATCCGTCACGATTGGCGCAAGGAACGACATGGCCGGCGGGCTGGCCGCCGCTGCTCGCGACGTTAAAAAATGGCAGGCGCAGGTAAACGACGCACAGCGCGGCACGCTCGTGTTGGAGGGCGAGCAAAAAGTAAAGCGCGCAGCGGCGAACATCACGTCGGGGATTCTTAGCGCGAACAGCGCTGGAGAGGCATTGGTGAGCACACTCGGGAACGTCGAGAACGCATTCAAAAGCTCGCTTGCCGGTGGTGTCGGAGCCGTCGGAATGCTGGCGGTTGCGTCCGCCGTGGTGACGGCAAAGGAAAAGTATGAGCAATTCACTGCGAGCTACCTCAAGGCTGTAAATCAAGTGCGGGATGTCAGCCTGTTTGGGAGCCCGGCCGAAAACCTGCGGAACTTTGAAACCATTAAGCAGCAGCTGGATGAAACATCCCGGCAAAGGAAGGAACTGCTTTCATTCAAGGGATCATCGCTCTCTTTTCTCGGGCAGGCAATCGGCGGAGACACGGAAGCTGAAAAACTAAAAGCTCTGAACGATCGGCGGGAGCATCTTTTCGCGCTGGAAGAAAAGAGCTTGAATCGCGTTGTCCACGGCGAGGAGCAATCGCTTCAACTAACGCGGCTGCGCCTGGCCGGAAAAACCGATGAAGCGAATTTGTTGGATGCACAAATCAAGCTGTCGGAAGAACTGCTAAAAATTGATTCCCTGCGCCTGGGCGCTTCAGACCAAAGGTTGCGAAATGTAAAAATAGAGCAATTCGTTGAGCAGGCGATCGCCGGAGCGCAGAAAAACAACATGGACGATGCGTGGAATGAGATCGTCAAGGCTGGGCGGGAAAAGAAGAAAGCCGATGATGCGATGGTCGGAGACAGGCAGGACGAGCACGTCAAGGCTTTCGAGGCACAACAAAAAGCAACCGCGCAGGGCCGCGCCGAGTTTGGCGCACGCGAGATGTCGCGGATCCAAGAGCGCACCGCGGAAATTCATGCCCTCGCCGGCAGCGCCAAGGAAAACGAAGTCAACGCCGCGAAAAAGCAGGCGGTGGATCAGGCGCAAGCCGGGTTTGAAAAGACGCAGGCGGACGTGGCCGGCTTTGGCAAAACAGGATCGGAAAAGCGGGCGGAAGCACGGGCGGCACGGGCGCAG